GGCGAGGATGGTGGACAACAAAGTATGAACGCCTACGCTGCTGCTCAGTCGGCATTGGCAGATGAGATTGCAATGGATGCGGCTCGTCACCCAGAGGACACTATTTGGTATAGCGTATGAAACAACTCCAAACACTCTCAGTAGTATCTCCCGGCTTCTTCGGGTTAAACACACAAGAGAGTGGCATCACCTTATCACCCAACTTTGCTCAACTTACAGACAATGTGGTTATTGATAAGTATGGTCGGTTAGGCTCTCGTAAGGGCTGGCAGATGCGTACAAACAGTGGTGTTACTCAACTAGCTGGTGCTACCATAGACTTCTTGATGGAGCATGTTAACGCTGACAACACTGTTGTTACCCTCTCTGGGGGCAACGGTAAGTTGTTTAAAGAGGGTGCTGACGGTGGTTCTCTTGTGGACATAACACCAGCAGGGTACACGATAACAGCTAACAACTGGAAGGGTGCTTCTATAAATGACCACGCTATGTTGGTTCAAGCTGGTCATGCTCCTTTGTTGGTAACGGCAGAAACAGGAACCCTTGTAGTAGACTTGGTAACAGCTCACACGGGACACGGCTCCCATACACCTAACTATGGAACAAGCTACCCTAATGATGTTATAGCTGGTTATGGTCGCTTCTGGGTGCATGATGGTTCTACTGTCTATTGGTCAGATGATATAGCTGGTCCTTTCCCTAGGTTTTCGGGTGGCTCAAGCGGGTTATTAAACATCGCCTCTGTACTACCAAACAACGTAGATACTATTACAGCGTTAGCGCTACATAATGGCTTCCTGATTATCTTCTGTGAGCATAACATAATTGTTTACTCAGGTGCTGATAACCCTCTAACAGCTTCTTTTGCTGTATCGGATGTTATTGCTGGTGTGGGTTGTATTGCTCGTGACTCAGTGCAGGGTACAGGTAACGACCTTATCTTCCTATCTGATACGGGTATTCGTTCTTTGGGTCGCTTGATTCAAGAGAAGTCTTTACCAATGCGTGACCTTACTAAGAATGTAAGGGATGACTTGCTTAAAGATATTACACAGGAGCGTAGCAACTCAGGTGGGTTGTCTAAGGTACGCGCAGTTTACTCTGAGATTAACGCCTTCTACCTGTTATCTTTCCCCTCTACTGAGACAATCTATTGCTTAGATATGAGACAGGCGATGGAAGATGGTTCTAGCCGGGTCACTCAGTGGTTTTCATATAAGGCTACAGCTCTTCTTCGTAGACGTGACAGAGAGGTGATGATAGGTAAGGTTAACGGGATTGGTAGGTATTTTGGTTATAACGATGATGGCTCCTCATACCGCCTACGTTACTTCTCTCACTACCTTGACATGGGTGCGCCTACAACCAACAAGATGTTGAAGCAGATTAGCGCTACCGTCATCGGTGGTAGTAACCAAAGCTTCACCATCAAGACTAACTTTGATTACAAGGAAGCTCCTCGGTCATACCCCTACACGATTGTGACAGGAGATGTTTCTGAGTATGGAATTGCTGAGTACGGTGTAGCAGAGTTTTCTATCGGTATTGTACTAGACTCTATTAAAGCTAGTGTAGGTGGAAGTGGTAACACGATTCAGATTGGCTTCGAGGCTGACGTAAACGGCAGTGAGTTATCTGTACAAAAGATTGATATGTTTGTTAAAACAGGAAGGATTAGTTAATGTCTAACTATTTAAAGGCTACGGACTTCGGTTCTAAAGATGCCCTACTCTCAGGTGACCCCAACAAGATTGTTAAGGGTACAGAGATTAACGATGAGTTTGATGCGATTCAGACAGCCGTTAACAGTAAGGCTAACAAGAACAACGCTGCCCTCACAGGAACACCAACAGCACCCACAGCGGCTACGGCGACTGACACAACGCAGGTAGCAACCACAGCGTTTGTTAAGGCTCAACAGGGTGTTATGGCTATTACTGGTGGGTCTATCACTGGTACAGCAATTAGCGGTCTACCAAGCGCTTTAGAGGTTGCAAGTGGTGGCACTGGGTTAACAACGGTGGGTACAGATGGTCAGGTTCTTACGTCTACAGGTACTGAGATTGCTTGGGAAACGCCTGACCCCGGTTACACAGACGACGACGTTAAAAGTTTTTTAAACGCCACTGGTACTGCTCCAATCTATTCTTGCCGTGGGTGGGCTAGGGTAACAAGTAAAACAACATTAGCGGCTAGTGGTAATTTTGCAAGTGTTGCAGATGGGGGTGCTGGTATTGCTGTGTTTACTTTTGGTGCGGCGATGCCTGACGCAAACTACGCTGTTGTAGTGTCACCAAGCCCTAATAACACAGGACAGTTTGGTAACTCAGGCGTGACGTATGTTGCATATGACCAAACAACCACTGGGTTTAAAGTGTGTGGTCGTGGTTATACAGGCTCTAACAACACAACTTATTTTATTGATAGTGGCTACACTAACATGGGCATTGCGGTCTTCCGTTAATTAAGGAAATAAAATGGATCCAAGTACATTTGCAACATTAGCCTCCGTAGGTTTAAACCTATTTGGGGCTAACAAAGCTCAAGACGCAGCACGTCAATCAGCACAGTCTAACATTGAGGCAGCTAAGATTGCGGCTGAGGCGGCTAAGTTTAAGCCTTACTCAATCTCAACAGGCTTCGGCACTAGCTTCTTTGATGAGGGTAAGCAAGAGGCTGGTTATACTCTTGACCCTACCCTACAGGCATTTCGTAATGCTATGTACGGAGGTGCTGGTGAGTTTATGGGACAGATTCAAACTGACCCTCAAGCTGCTGCTCAACAGTATTATAACCAACAACAAGGGCTAATGGCTGGTGGTCGTGGTGCAGAGGATATTGCCCTGCGTAACCAGCAACTCCAGTCAGGTCGTATTGGCCTAGGCTTATCAGGTGCATCTCAGGGTGCAGGGGCTGGTACAGGGTATGTTAACCCAGAACAGTATCAGCGTGATCTAGCTAGGGCACAACAAGATCAAGCGCTGGCTGCTTCATCTACACAACTGGCTCAAGCAGATATTGATCGCGCTATCGGTCGTGGTACTGGCTTGTTACAGACTGGTATGGGCATTGAGCAGATGGGGTTACAGCCTCTCCAGATTGGTGCTGACATTGGTAACCGTGTTGCTACCGCTGGCGCTAACCAAGGGCAAATGTTGTTAGCTGGTGGTACTGCTGCCGCTAACGCTAACCTCGCAGGTGGGTTGGCTGGTGCTGGTATGTTCGGTAACCTTGGCACATCTTTGATGAAACAGCAATTCGGCACAAAGGAGTAAGAAATGGCAAGTGAAATTTTAGGGTTGTTCGGTGGTCAAAACCCACAACAACTACGCAATGCTTTCTTGGACAGCACAATGGTGTCCCCTCAGCAGATGGCGCAACAAGGGTTGTTACAGCAAGTTGTCTCTATGGGTCAGAATGCTGGTTCAATGATTGGCGCTGGAGCAGGTCGTTTGTTTGGTGGTAAAGTGCCCGGTGAGGTTGAGCAGGAGACAATTGCAAATATCTACCAAGATATACAGAAACTTGACTTACCCACAGAGAGTGCTAAGTATAAAGTGTTTGCTACAAAGTTGTCAGAAGCTGGTCTTTCACAACAAGCAGCATTAGCTAGTAAAAAAGCATCTGAGGCTTATTCCTCTGAGTTGGGGAATAAAGAGAAGTTGTTAGGTATTGAAGGTAAAACGTTAGAGAATACTTTAAATCTAGCAACCCTTATGCCGAAGGTTAAGGCGGCTTATTTAGCTAACGCAACAGCGGAAGCAGGATTAAGAGACTCTAAACAAGCTTATGACCTAGCTAATCAAATTAACCCTACCAAGGTAGCCCAAGCTAAACAAGCCTTGGCGGCAGCACAACAAGCTTATGCACAGGCTGATAAAACAAATCCTGTTGCTTTAGACCAACTTAAACAAGCCTTGGCGGCAGCGCGACAAGCTTATGCACAGGCTAATAGGATTGACCCCCTTGAGGTGGAGAAAGCTAAACAAGCTTTAATTAACTCACAGCAAACATATGCAAAGACAAATGCTGAGATGGCACAATTTAACGCTTTGAATCCAGATGTTCTTGCGCAAGCTAGGTTGCAGACACAAGCAGATCAATTGAACGTTAACAAGGAAGTATCACTTAAGGCTTCTCAACAAATTATGTCTGAGTTTGCAAAAGGTTCTCCTGAGTATAACGCTGCTCTTGATAACATTTTAGCTATTCAATCTCCTAGTTCATTAACGCCTAAGGCAGTTAATTTTGGTGTTGATAGGGAGGCTTATTCTTCTGCTATGTATGATGGTAAGCAGTTTAAGGATTTAACACCCACTGAACAAGCTGCTGTTAATCTGACATTAAAAGAGAAGTCTGTCACTGTCGCTAGAGCTGGTGCTTATGAGATTGGTAAAGATTTAAAAGCTTTTGATGACGCTATTAAAGATAACACAGTTTCATTCCAAGCTGCCCAGACGGCTAAAACGTTGTTGCAAGAGGCTAAAGCGTCTAATAACCCTGATGCGTGGGAAGCTGCTAGAACTACAGTGGCTCGTGCTATTGGTAAGAGTAAGTTGTCCAATGAGGATATTAAGCGACTAGGTGGCTCTCCTGAAATTGTGCAAGCTATTAAAGATATAACATCTAAAGCATTCACAGGAACTCCAACACTAGACACTCAGCGTAAGTTGTATGCCACTGCTGCTATCATTGAGCGCTTTGAGGCAGAACAGATTAACAAACAAGCTGATCGGTTTACAGCGGCAGCGGCTGAGGCAGGGGTTTCTAAAGACCCCGGAATTTACTTTCCTAAAGTTGAGGCGGGTGGCTCTGTTAGTTGGAAAGATTTATAAAGGTTTATTATGGCAGAAACTCGATCAGTACAGCTACCTAATGGTATCGTTATCCCCGACGTACCAATAGAAGCTACTAAAGAAGAAATTAAAGAGAAGGCTATCCGAGGTGGTCTAGCTACGATAGAGGATTTCGCTAGGGCAGAGGAGTTACCTACTTCTAGTGCTTTAGCCGAGGATGCCAGATTCAGAGCTAATGCCCCAGAGAAGACTTTATCAGAGCAGGCGGCTCCTTATGTTGAAGCGGCTATTGAAGGGGCAGCGGCTGTCCCTATCATGGCGGCATCGGCTAGAGGGGCACAACTGCTTTATCGTGGCTCTAAGGCTTCCCCTTACATCGCTGACTTAGCCCGTAGTCTTATGCCTAAAACATTAGGTGGGTTAACCACTGAGGGTGTTATTGGTGCAACAGGTGCTGTGGCTGGTAAGGCTGCGGGTGAGCAATTTCCTGAAGGCTGGCAACGTAACTTAGCTGGTATGGTTGGTGGTGCTACCCCAGGACTTGTTATTTCCCCTGCTCGTAATCTAGCGACTATGGTTACTAACCGAGGGGCTGGTCAGGAAGGTATTGAAGCTTTAGGTGAAGGGGCTAAGGCTTCTGGTGTAGTAAGGGCTAAGGCACAAGCAAAAGTGGCTTTTGAAGCTAATGATGCTCTTTCTTCTACTTTAATACAATCAGGTAAAATACAAGAAGCTACTGGAGTTAGCTTACCTATATTGGCAGCGGCTAACGGCGACCTAACTATTTCTGGTTTTATTGCTTCTCAGGCGGCTAAAGGTGACAACGCTGGATTTACAGCGGCTATGCGTCAACAGTATGAGACGGCTGAGAAACAACTAACTGCATTTAAACAAGGTAAAGCCCCGACGATGCAAGAGGTTGATGCTTTGGTTAAAAAACGTGCAGCGGATGTTAAGGCTAAGAATGAGCAGTTTGAGATTGATTTTGCGGCTCGTAATGCTGAGGCTGAAAAAACTGTTGCTACTTTAACAGATAACATTGTTGAAGCATCCTCTCAACTACAAGTTACTGGCGCTTCAGACATGGGGACTCGCTTTACCAATATGGTTAAGGCTAAAGAAGCTACAATTCGTAAGAGTTTAAGCCCTCTATACAAGAAAGTTTTAGAGTCAGCAGAGACAGCAGGAATTAAACTGCCTAAAGAGAATGCTCAGGCTTTAGTCGCTTTTGTTAATGATGAGGCGAATAAGGATGTCTTCTCTAAGTTTCCTGCTCTATATCGTCAGATTAAAACTAAATGGCAAGCTCCTCCCCCTGTTAGCTCTAGGATACAAACTAAGTATCGTATTGCTAAACAGCCAGCGAACGCAGTAGCTAATGATGTTAGTGTTAATGATTTAGACAGCTTGAAGCGTAATGTTAACAAAGCTATCAATGATACGGATGACAAAGATCAGCTTCGTATGTTGTTTGAATTAAAGCGAGAGGTTAACAAAGCTATTGATTCTGTAGACCCTGCGTTTAGTGCCCCTTACAAAGCTATTGACCAAAGGTACGCACAAGAACTTGGTATCCCTTTTAATGAGCAGGGTATCTTGCAGGTTAGTCGGGCTAAGTTTGTAGAGAATACAGTACCTACGTTGACAAGCAAGACAAGTAGCCTGAAGCAAGCCTTAGCTGTTATTGGGGATGACCCTGATGGTATACGACTTGTAGAGGATGCTTTCATTACGGCTATTGCTAATAATCGAGCTATCGTTAACACCAACACACTTGAAGTTAACCCTCAGCAACTTAAGCGGTGGATGGTAGCTAACAAGGAGAAGCTGGATTTAGTGCCTAGTATACAGAAGCGACTAGATGACTTGGCTACTGGTGTTACTAAGATTGGTGATGAGAGAACTGCCATTTTAGCTGCCACCAAGCAGGATAAGGTAACATACTTAGCGGACGTCTTAGGGGAAGCTTTTAACACATCAGGTAGTATTCAGGGTTATATTAACAATGTTATGAAGAACCCTGCTAAACTGGATGATATGTTAGCCCGTATAGATGGCGATCAAACAGCCACAGATGCTGTTAAGGCAACTATGCTGGATATACTTACATCAGGAGGAAATAACCCCTTGCAATGGTTTGACGCTAATATCCCAGCGATGGCTAAAGTGTTTGGTGGTGATAGTATACCTTCATTGCGTTATGCGGTTGAAGCATCTGAAAGGTTAGCAACTAATCCTGCTACGTTAAAAATCAACCCGAGTACAACTAACAAGTCTGAGTTTGAGGGAAAGACAGGATCAAAATTTTCTCAACTTATTGGTGAGTTACGAAATCAGATTATAACTAAAACTCGTGTTGTTATAAATGCTGGTTCACGCTATTTACAAGGTAAAGCCTCACGATCAGAAGCAGAGGCAATGCAAGACTTTTTGTTAGACCCTGACTCGTTAATTAAATATGGTGAGTTAGTAGCAGAGGTTGAAACTAAAGGGATGACGGATAGAGCTATAGGTATAGCAAAGGAACTCTTTCTAAAGACAAGTTCCACTTATGCAGCAGGAGCTACTGTAGGAGGCTACCAAGCCTACTCTAGTGACACCCCTTATCAGGAGTACCAACCAAGTGACCCAAGCCTGTTAAACGGGTTCTAATCCAATAACAAAGCCCCTAAGCAGTGATGCCTAGGGGCTTTTTTTTAGTCTTCTATTTCTAAGACCTCTGGATCTAACTCACTGAACTCCCCAATGTAGATGGAGAAGAAGGGGACACGAATGATAAGCCCCTCATAGGCGGCTATAAACCTACCTTCCTCATCCCCTACCACATGGCAGATGTTGTCGTTATGTTCGATGTCGAAGCCAATGCCTAGACGCATGTTAATGTTAATCATTTACTATCCTCATGGTTAAGTCTGGCGATGATGTAATTCTTAACCAAGCTGCTACGGACAATGTCAGCCACCGAGAACTCAATCTCTGTGAACTCCTTCATTGAGCGTAGGATGGTTAAGAACTCAAGCAATCCACTCTTATCATCTCTCTTCTTCAAGTCCACCTGTCGATAGTCACCGCATAAGAAGAACTTAGACGTGTGACCAATACGGGTGATGATGGTGTCTAGCTCATGCATCGTACAGTTTTGACTCTCATCAAGGATAACGATAGCATTGTTAAACGTAGTCCCTCGGATAAAGGAGGTGGACAGGAACTCAACATAACCCTGCTCCACCAATCTATCCCAAGCATCCTTGCGCTTAAACAACTCAGCCGCTATCTGCTTGTACGGCTCAGTAAACTGGTTCATCTTCTCCTCGGCATCACCCGGCAAGTGCCCCATCTCCCTACTCTGCACACTACTACGGATAATAACAAGCTTACCGTAGGGGTTACTTCTATCCATTACCTCCTCAAGCGCCTTGTAGAAAGCGATGTATGTCTTACCCGTACCAGCTACACCAGACAGCGCACAGAAGTAGTGCCCTTGCTGGTATGCGTCAAAGAACTCCTTCTGCTTCTCTGTCTTAGGGCTGATGGTTAGCATATCATCTAACTTCATCTTTAGCCCATGTTGTGGTTTAGACTCTGAGTCCGTTGCTCGTTTCTTGGTTACCATTAAGCTGCCTTACCCCATACGTCATCCCAAGTGCCGTTAGTGGCTCCTTTGGAATAATCTGTTACCCGTTGTTCAAAGAAGTTGGTGTGGCTTACGCCTAACATACCATCCACCCAAGGCAGAGGATTCTTCTTCACCTTAAACACACCCTTCATCCCCATACTAATCAAGCGACGGTCAGCGATGTAGCGGATGTACTCTTTTACCTCTTCTGCTGTCAGCCCCTCTACATCATACATACCAAAGGCTAGGTCAATAAACTTATCCTCTAGCGACACCATCTCTTGGGCGATTTCTTTCACACGGTCGCTTGAGCTATCTTTAGGGTTCTGTTTAACCCAGTCACGATAGACCTTAATCATCCCCTCAGCGTGTTGCGTCTCATCCACGATAGACCATGCAATAATCTGGCCTAACCCCTTGAGCTTACCATGACGGGCAAAGTTAAGGAGCATAACAAAGGAGGAGAACAATTGCATACCCTCACCAAAGGCGCTAATCGTGGCAATCTTCTCTGCCATCGGTGCATCGCCTAGGTTCTGGTAGTACTCATGCTTCTCCACCATCTCACCAT